ATGAGAGTTTATTTTATAGGCCCGCAAAGTGTTGGCAAAACGACATTAGCTAAATACGTATCAAACAAATACGACCTTGAATTATTGACTGAAGTGGTTAGGGAAATAATTGAACAATATGATAAAAGTTTAGACGAAATAAGATTAGATATTGATGAAGTGAATGAGTTCCAAAAAGAAGTATTCGAAAAGCAAATAGAAAGGGAGCGTGGTAAACATGATTTTGTTAGTGATAGGGCTTTTGATAATATTGCGTATGCTTGTTATTATGGGACAATTGCGCATTTGATTGATGGGGATAAATTAGCGCATTATATGGATAAATTGGCTCATTCATTAGTGTTTTATGTTAAGCCGCATAAACAATTATTAGATGATGATGGTGTTAGGGGTTCAATTGATTGGTGTGATGTGTGTAGAATAGATGGTATGATAAAAATGATGTTAGAATTATATAATATTGATTATATAACAATTTCCACAAAAGAACATCAAGAAAGAGTTAAAACAATCGATACGGTGTTGAAATATTATGAAAAGAGTATATAAATTGCAAAAGGCGTTAAATGCATCGGAAACAAAAATGTTATGTCCAGAATGTTACAATAGAGTATACATATATGATAGTGAAGATGAAATAATAATTGAATGTTTACATTGTGGTGAAAGAATGTTAAAAATAGGTGATTAAAATGTATAAAAAAGCGGTAGTTTTGTTTAGTGGTGGAATGGATAGTACAACATGTTTAGGGATTGCATTAAAGAATTGTGATGAAGTGTATCCAATAACATTTGATTATGGACAATCAAATAGGAAAGAAATTGAGGTTGCAAAAAATGCATATGAGTATTATGAAAATGAGTATCCAAATAAATTGATGGAGCATAAAATATTTGATGTTAGTGATACATTTAGGATGATTGGTGGATCAGCATTAACTGATGATGATATTGAGTTGGGTGATGGTGATGATGAAATACCAGTATCATATGTACCAGCACGTAACACCATATTTTTATCGTTTGGATTAGCGTATGGTGAAGCGAACGATTGTAACAAATTGTATATTGGAACGAATCATATGGACTATAGTGGTTATTCAGATTGCAGACCTGAATACATTAATAAGATGCAAGAGTTGTTTGGGTTGGCAACAAAACAAGCAATTGAAGGTGAACCAATTCAAATAGAAAATCCGTTACAACACATGAATAAAAAGGAAATAGTGAGTAAAGGGAATAAAATTAATGTCCCATATGAACATACATGGAGTTGTTACAGGGATACAGAATTAGCATGTGGCACTTGTGATAGTTGTGAGTTGAGGTTAGAAGCATTTGATAGGGTTGGTATTGAGGATCCGATAACTTACGAGTGATATGATGAAAGTTGAAATAGAATATTATGCAAAAATACCCCAACATAAAAAATATGATGGTAGAAGGACATTTGATAATGTTCGTGCCATTAATGGTGATAATGGAAAATTTATAATTGAAAAAGGTGATGGATCCGTTGAACGTGAATTGATGGGAGCGATTAGAGAATGGCGCATAAAATATTAACTCGCTCAAATGCCAAAAAACAGTCGTTGGGGATACCCGGTATAGCTCCAGGAGATAACACATATGAAGCTGAATTTAGGTTGCGGTGAAGATAAGAGAGAAGGATACATAAATATTGATATCAGGGAAAGTGTTGATCCAGATATTGCGGCAGACGTACGCAATTTGCCGTATGATGAAAAATCAGTTGATGAAATATTAGCATATGATGTATTAGAACACATCCATTATACCGAAGTGGAAGATACATTAGATCATTGGGCGTCATTATTAGTGAGAGGCGGACATATTATAATACGCGTCCCTGATTTCGAAAAATATATCAAGGATCCTGATGAAGATTGGAAAGATATGTCGTGGTGGGTGTTTGGTAGAAAGGAAGATGATGTGAAAGCTAGTTTGCACAAAAGCGTATTTACAAAAGACGATTTAATAAAATTATTAGGCGATAGATATATAAAGATAGTTAACGTCGATGAAACTTCACATCCAAACATGATTATTGAAGGTGAGAAAATTGAGTATTGAAATATTGGACGATAAAGTTAAAGTAGATTGGTACGGTGTACTCGATAGTTGGACTGGATACGGTACACACGGTAGAGGTATTGTTAAAAATTTATCTGACAGTATAGACATTAATGTAATACAAGTTGGTGCATCACATGACGTTAAAAAGGAATTAGATTGGTTGAATGATGTATTGGGTAATCCAAGAAATAATTCTAGACAAGACATAAACGAAGCGATTGAAGTTTGGAATTTAAATGCACAATCGATCCATTGTGCAGGTGTACATAGTCTATACAACCCAAACATTCATAAAATAGCATATACAGTATATGAAGCAGAAACTATACCAGAACCCTGGGTTGGTATCCTTAATATGTTCGATGAGATATGGGTTCCCGCACCATTCGTGAAGAAGTCATTCGAAAATAGTGGCGTTGAACCAGACATATATGTTATGCCTGAAGGGATTAATACAGATTTTTATACAGATGGGTATAAATCCAAAGTGAAAACAAATGAATATACATTCTTGTCTATATTCGATTTTACACATAGGAAAGGATGGGATAAACTTTTACACGCGTTTCATCAAGAATTTGATGAAGATGAAGATGTATCGTTATTATTACATACGCGGTATGATACATGTCAGGAGCAACACAGAAAATATGTTGTAAATGAAATCAACAAAATAACAGATCAGTATGATAACGATATGATGGTAAGATTATCCTTCGGTTTTTTAGACCAAAAGGAAATGCCTAAATTATATGCTAGTGGTGACGTATTTGTATTACCAACAAGAGGTGAAGGATTCGGACTACCATTATTCGAAGCAGCATCTTGTGGATTACCCGTGATTACTACTGATTATAGTGCACCACCAGACTTCCTAGGGAATGACGTATATTGGATAGATATAGAAGGTACTAAACAGTATGCGTGGGAAAACGCATTCCTACACCAACCTAACTGCACCGGATTAGAATTCGGAGAACCGTCCATAGAAAGTCTTAGGAAACAGATGAGGAAAGTATATGAAGACGATGATCCGAAGGTTCCGGATGTATCCCAATACACTTGGGAAGATGCGGCTGAGAAGGTCGAAAAAAGACTCAAACAGATATGGAGAGATATTGATGGATAATCTATATATAATTGGATGTCCAAGGAGCATGACAAGCTTCGTTTATAAACAAACAGTGAAATCAATAGGTGGAAGATGCGGATATGCAAGCGCAGGTGAAATATTGAATCCGGATAGAATCGGAGTCGCAATGACGGATACTCATTATATAATGAAAAACAAGAAACAAAATTTTAAACATTGGACAGATCAAGGAAGACATATTAGAGAAGAGGTATTACAACAATTTGAAGAATCAAATGAGTTTGGGGTATTAAAAGATGTGGTAGTACCACATATTGTATGTGATTTTGTAGCGAAAAAAGAATGCAATACGTTATTAGTTTATAAAGACATCCCAATGATAGCATATTCTTGTGCAAAAAAGGGTTGGTACTACCCGCGTGATATATTAGATAATAAAACAAATGACAAAAATGAAGATTTGTTACGAGCGATCAAATACATGTATGATCAATATTTTGAACCGTTATCAAGGAAGTCACACGTGGAGATAATATCTACAGGAAAATTACAAGAATCAGAACAATACCTAATTAAACGATTAGAAAATTTGGGATATAATACACAATCAATTAAATACATAACACCTGGATTCAAGAGAAAAACCAGAAAGGTACAAAAATATAAAGACACAGATTTATATAAGGAACTATCTGAAACCTATTCCACAATGATTAAATAGGAGTAGGTGTATATATGTATTGCCAAGACAACAAGAGAAGGTTACAAAAAGGATATCGTGAATATATACCTTTTCCTTCTTTTACTTTTTATGGGGTGCTATCGTGATAGTTGGACTGCTTTCATTTAAACGAGATCATTATTTAAAGAAGTGTTTAAGCGCGTTAGAGGGTTGTTATAGAGCGGATGAATTTAATTATGTCTTTTTCCAAGATGGTGCGGTAACTAGATCGGGTACCAGAAAGTGTTCTGATAAAAAAATTGAGAAGAATTTAGATTTATTGCGCGATTTCGAATATGATGCGGGGATTCATATATCGGAGTATAACAGAGGAATAGCAGAACAGATTCAGCGGTTAAAGGATTACGTATTGATTGAGCGAGATGAAGAAAGCATACTTGTACTTGAGAATGATATAATCCCGACAAAGTATTTCCTTGAGGTATCCCAAAACTTATATTCACAATTTCCTCAGTTTATTTGTTCATGTGGTCCAAAAAGACCGGCGCAAGTGGGAGCTAACGATCCGTCGGGTGTGGTGGTAACTAAAGGAAAAGCAGTTAGGGGACTCGTTGTTGGTAAAGATCATCATTTGAAGACTCGTGATGGTGTACAGGAGTATTTAGATTTTATTGGTGATGATTATGCAAGCAGAAATCATGGTGCGATCAGACAAAGGTTTCCCGACGTGACTCATTCATCCTATGACGCTATAATGGCATCTTTTTGCAAGAAACAAAATATAGGATTTGCTCATACGTGTTTACCGAGAGCTGCTTACGTTGGTAAGACGGGACTACATCAGCGAGAATCTGCATATAATCGCAAAGGTTGGCCAGATCAATATAAAAACATATATGAGGATCCGAGTGATGTCGGAAGAGCGTTCAAGATTGTAGGTGACAATAGATGAAGTATTTTATAACCGGTGGCGAAGGATTTATTGGGTATCATATAAGTAAGGAATTATCTGATGACCATGACGTTATGACATATGATGCCCAAAAACATTATATACCATTAGATAAAAGTATGTGGCCCGAATATTCCCAATATAGGATACAAGAACTAAAACAAGCAGGTGTACATATAGTGAGGGGCGACACTACTGATAGAGGATTGTTGGAGGAGAAACTTAAACTATTTGATCCTGATATTGTTATTCATTTAGCAGCACTCCCGATCGCAAATGTGTCTAATAAATACCCTGAGGAAGCAAAACGTAATATATTTGATGGTACTTGTACAATTTTGGATGTGTTAAAAGACTTTAACATAAACAGGTTCATATATACTTCATCTAGCATGGTGTATGGTGATTTCAACAAAGATGAAAAAGGAAATATTATCCCTGCTGTTGAATCGCAGCATTGTGATCCGCTCGGTATTTATGGTGCCATGAAATTAAGCGGTGAAATTGTAACAAAGGCATATAATCACCGCTTCGATATCCCATATACGATAATCAGACCTTCGGCGGTGTATGGTCCTACTGATTGTAACAGGCGTGTTACTGAAATATTTGTGGATAGAGCAATGGAGGGTAAGAGATTACGGTTGGATAATGGAGGTCATCATAAACTGGATTTTTCATATGTTAAAGATGTAGTGGATGGATTTATATTGGCATCGCAAAGCGAAAAAGCTATAAATGATACATTTAACATTACGAGGGGTCAAGGCAGGACTATTAAAGAATTAGCACAAGCCATAAAGAGATATATACCATCAACCGAAACTTATGTAGAGATGAAGGATGTATATAGACCAAATAGGGGTTCTCTTGATATATCTAAAGCACAAGATAAAATAGGATACAATCCATCGTATGATCTGGAAGAAGGTATGAAAGAATATATTGATTTTATCAGGTGTGATTAGATGAAACTCGGAATTTTTTGTAAACAGATACATGTTGAAAAAATCGTAAATTTCCTCAATACGACTAATATTGATTATGTTATTTACTCAAAAGGGAAAACAAACGAACATTTTGCTTATTATAGTGATTTTGATATCGGTATTAGCTATTGTGCTGGATTCATTATTGATTTTGATAAAGAAAAGAAGATACAGGGTCAGAACAGACCTTGGTACAATTACCACCCACATCCATTACCACAATATAAAGGATATAGTTCTTATGCAAAGGCAATCGATGATTCCGTTAGACAGTATGGTGTAACTTTACACAAAATGGTACAACGTGTCGATGATGGTGAAATAATTCAGGAGAAAAATTTCGAATTAGAATCCGTTCCTTGTCATCCGAATGAACTCGGAAACATATGTCATTATTATCTATTCCAATTATTCAAAGAAACGATAGTGGATATTTCGGTAGGTGTTATTGATGGATGATATATGGTTATATAAAACATATTCTGATGAAAAGGATATAGAAGCTGTAAAAAGTGTTGTTGAAAGAGATACTTGGTGGTCAAAAGGCAACGAAGTTAATGAATTCGAGGATATGATTGCAGATTATTGTGACAGGGAGTACTGTGTCACTTTTAATTCGGGTACATCTGCATTATACGCTTCATTGATAGCATTTGATATTAAAGGTAAGATAGTAACTGCACCGTATACATATATAGCAACGCGTAACTGCATTCAAAACACTGGTTTGTCATATGACTATGTTGATATAGAGCTTGACACATATGGTATGAAAGCAGATGATATCAACAGAAAATATGATGCTATAATACCAATTCATATGTTAGGATATACATGTAGAGATATTCGCGTGCTCGAAGATATTGCGGAAGACCAACGTATACCTTTGATAGTCGATGGTGCACCATCATTAGGCAGTACATTAGATGGTAAACCAGCTGGTTCATTTGGTGATGCTTGTATATTTAGTTTTGCGTTCAACAAAATAATATCAACGGGAGAAGGCGGTGCAGTTGTCACAGATAATAAACACATATACGATAATTTGAAACAAATAAGATTCCAATCAAAAGAATCATCTATTCCTGGTTTTAATTTTACCATGTCGTCAATGAATGCGGCATTAGGTATATCACAGTTAAATAAAATAGACGAATTAATTCAAAAAAGACAAAATATAGCGAAGAAATATAATGAATCCTTTAAAGACCTTCCCGTACAATTACAAGACGGTGAATGTACGTTCCAAAAATATCAATTATTGGTTGAAGGCCGAAATGATTTTTGCGAGTATTTACAACACAAAAATATACCAACAATTAAAGCAGGATGTTTAGAGCATTCAAAAGATTTACCGAACTGTGATAGTGTGCATAATAAAGGTGTATATATACCTATGCATGCATGCTTGTCGGACAAAAAGATAAGATATATAATAAGAAATATTAGAAAATATTTCAAAACCTAATTATGTACCAAGGTACTTCTCTTAATACAGGGTCGTTACAGCCGCCTGGATGTCTTTCTGGCCTATCTAAATACTCGCCATGATCGGCTGTAACAACAACATTATCTCCGTTTGCTTGGCAATAATGCCATAATTCTTTTACATATTCTAAAACAAGATCGACGTTATCTTGATATGCTAGCCTTACGTATTCTTTATGTCCTTCATCAAGCAGATTTTTAACAGCAGCATAACCTCCGCCTCTTCTCTTAGATAAATCGCCATTCCTTAATACTTTGTGTCTTCCAATAAACGGAAAATGCGGCTGTAAATAATGCACTATTTTACGGCCTTCAAACATAGCACCGAGCGTTACCTCTTCAGGATGGACGGTACCCAATTTATCACACCACCCCCAATCCCAGACATCGATAACGTTCCTGAAATGTTTAGATGCGTCATAGTCACACCAAGATTTAATAGCACCTTTACTAGTAATACCGGGGTTTGCGCTAATATAATCGATATTATATTCACACGGCCATGTTTTCTTGAGCCATTCGGGCGTACTACTACCTTCACTTTTAACTTTTATCAAATCTCCTTCAAGATAATTTGGAACGCGTTTCTCAAAAATATCAAACCGGCACGCGTCAAGTATCACAAGTGTATCCCATTGTGTATCATGAATTAGGTCGTACTGGCTCTGCATGATAATTATATGATATGACGAGGTATTTAAAACTTGTGGACAGAAACTCGTGTCCAGTAATTTTATATATGATGAATTGATTTAATATTATGCGCACACACGGCGGAGATCGGGGATTTTTCTCCTTTTCTCCCTAACAACGTACTAAAGATGACGCTCACGGTGTATGATGATGATTAGAAAGATAATTAAACGAGATGGTAATGTCGATGATTTTAATCCTGTCAGAATAACAAATGCGATCTGGGAGGCTTGCTCGGCAGTAGGAGAAAAGGATTTGGATGAAGTACATACGATGACTAGTGATGTAATAAAGACGATTGAAAATGATTTAGATTATGGCGAAATACCAGATGTTTCGGATGTCCAGGATACGGTTGAGAAAGTCTTAATGGAAAGAGGTCATTATAAGACTGCTAAAGCGTATATTTTATATAGACAGCAGCATGAGGATATTCGTAAGGTAGGAGGTCTGCTCGAAGGAATAGAAATGATAGATAAATATTTAGATAGGGGCGATTGGAAAGTTAAAGAAAATAGCAATATGAGTTATTCTCTTCAAGGTTTAAATGTGTATGCAAAGGAATCAATTGTATCAGATTATTGGCTAAATAAGATTTATTCGCCTAAGATAGGAAACGCTCATGAATCCGGTGACATACATATACATGATTTAGGTACATTAGGACCTTATTGTGTTGGTTGGGACTTAAAAGAGATATTGACCAAAGGATTTAAGGGTGCGGAAGGTAAAATAGAAAGCAAGCCCGCAAAGCATTTTAATGTGGCTTTGATGCAAATCGTTAACTACTTATATACATTACAGGGTGAAGCCGCAGGAGCCCAAGCAATATCTAACTTCGATACTTTGTTAGCACCTTTCATAAGACATGATGATTTAACGTATGAGCAAGTAAAGCAGCAGATGCAGATGTTCCTCTTTAACATGAATGTGCCAACAAGAGTCGGATTTCAGACACCATTTACTAATATTACGATGGATCTAGAACCGCCATCATATATGGAAGATGAAGCCGTGATAATTGGCGGCGAAATGACTGAAGATACATATAGCGATTTCCAGGAAGAGATGGATATGTTGAATAGGGCTTTTGCAGAAGTGATGATTGAAGGAGATGCTAAAAATAGGCCGTTTACATTCCCGATACCAACATATAATATTACAGAAGACTTCGACTGGGACAATGAAACATTAGATCCTGTTTGGGAGATGACGGCTAAGTACGGTATACCTTACTTCTCGAATTACGTGAATAGCGATATGAATCCAGAAGATGCGAGAAGTATGTGCTGTTTTACAGGCGATACTGAAGTAACAGTAAAAACAGATGATGATGTGAGAACAATCTCACTGAGAAAACTTTATAAACGTTCTTTTGATGAAATTAAAGCACCTCAAGAAGGAGAATGGGTGTCGGCAGAACCGATAAAGACAACTAGGGATAAAAAAGATGGTAAAAAGGAAGTGTATGATATCGAACTTAGAAATGGATTTAATTATAGAGTTACAGAGGATCATATATTCCCAACCATAAAGGGCGACAAATTTGCGGACGAACTAAATGAAAATGATAAGTTGTTATTTAGTTCTAACTTCCCAAGCTTTAATGGAGTTGGTAATTATGATACAGGCAAATTCATTGGATTATATTTAGCCGAAGGAAATGTGCTTGGAGATACAGCAATACAATTTAGTATTGGTGAAAATGAAGATGATATTATAGAGTTTATAGAGAAATATGTGAATAATTTAGCCTCGCATCTACAAATACAGCCAAATACCGGTAAATCTCTAAGTCTGTTTGTTAACGGAAAGCATATACGTGAATTAACACAAAAATTCGTCGGACGCGATGAAGATGGCAAATATTTGAAAAATTTGCAAAAATTAGGTAAGGAAATGTTAGAAGGTATCTGGGATGGCTGGAAAATAGGTGATGGTTCCGATAAAGAGATTTATACAACGTCACAGAAATTGGCAAACCAAATGAAGAATGTTGCGTTTATGTTAAACAAGTTGATAAATGTGAGAGAAAAGGAGATGCATAATAAATTAAACGATAAAATGTATGATACAACATTATACACTATTCATGAATGCGATCCTAAAAACGGTAGAATATATAATAAAGTTTCAGATGCATTTGCTGTTAAAATTACGAACATTGAACAGATAAACTATAATTCAAATTATGTATATTGTTTACAAGTAAACGATGGATCACCATACTTTGAGACATCAGATGGGTTAAAAACGCATAACTGCCGGTTACGACTGGATAATCGCGAGTTACGCAAACGTGGTGGCGGTTTATTCGGAAGTAATCCAAAGACTGGTAGTATTGGTGTTGTAACTATTAACCTGCCTAGAATCGGCTATAAAGCGTCTAACGAGCAAGAGTTTTTCGATATGTTAGATGAGAGGATGGAAGTTGCGAAGGAAAGCCTTGTAGTGAAGAGAGAAGTGATTGAAAGGTTAACAAGCCAAGGATTACATCCGTATTCAAAATTCTACTTGTCGGATATTGAAAATAGGTTTGGCGAATATTGGAAGAATCATTTCTCGACAATTGGATTAGTTGGCATGAATGATATGTTGTTAAATTTGAAAGGTACTGATATAGGCACTGATAAAGGTATTGAATTTGCGGAAAAGGTATTAGTACATATGAGAGATAAGCTAGCGGATTACCAAGAAGAAACGGGCGATATATTCAACTTAGAGGCTACGCCTGCTGAATCAACGTGTTATAGATTGGCTAAACTTGATGATGAAGAGTTCGATGATATAAAGATATATAATCAGGTAAAGGATCCGGATGCGAAACCTTACTATACTAACTCGTCGCAGTTACCGGTAGGGTACACATCCGATATTTTCGAAGAACTCGAGTTACAAGATCCGTTACAAACCAAATATACTGGTGGAACAGTCCTCCATGGATTCTTAGGCGAAAAAATAGATGATATCGGAGTGACGAAAGATCTCGTCAGAAAGATAGCAAATAACTTTGAGTTACCCTACTATACATTAACGCCTACGTTTAGCGTATGTCCCCGATGCGGATATATAGAAGGTGAAAAGGAAGAATGCCCTGATTGCGGTAGCGCTTGTGAAATATATTCACGGGTTGTTGGATATTTAAGACCAGTCAATCAGTGGAATGAAGGAAAGACTCAGGAATACAAGGATCGTGAGGAATTCAGGGTGGCATAATGAAGGTGGCTGGGTTTAAGAAGTTGTCGTATGTGGACTTCCCGAATCGGATAAGCTCAGTAGTTTGGACAGCTGGATGTAACTTCAAATGCCCATATTGCCACAACTTTGATATCATAGATGCAGATGGTTATAGTGACGATTCAGAAATTATATCGTACTTAGATGATAGAAAAAAGTTTATAGACGGTGTTGTGATTAGTGGTGGTGAGCCGCTTCTCCATGACCTATCTTCATTTATTGATGAAGTAAAATGTATGGGTTATGATGTCAAATTAGATACGAACGGTAGTTTTCCAAAAAAGCTGCGGAACCTTGACATTGATTATGTGGCGATGGATATAAAGGCACCACTTGAGAAATATAGTGACGTGACGAATGTAGACGTGAACATCGATAATATTAGAGAAAGTATTGAAACGATAAAAACAATGAATATTGATTATGAGTTCAGAACTACCGTAGCTGAATTATCGGAACGTGATATATATAATATTGTTGATGAAATAAAACCTGCAAAAAGATATTATTTACAACAAGTAAAAGATTATAAACAATCAATGAACGCGGATAAATTGATTGGCATAAAAGAAAATATAAAGCATAATTTTAAGAGATGTAGCGTCCGAAATGTATAAATAAAAAGAAAAGAAAATATTTTAAAAATTGTTTTTTTTTTATTATTCAAGACCGGCTAACGGTTTAACTTCACCTTTATACCTTTCGATGAATTCTCTAAGGACACTAGGTCCTGCAAAACCACTTCCGATCAATATCGGGTATATTAACAGTCCTGCAACACTTACTACACCAGTAGCATATATAAAAAATGCGGCTACTGCTCCAATAAATGCGTTTTTGCCTAATTCTTTTGGATTGTTGAAATGCTGTACATTGAGCAATAGTCTTAGTGCTCCGCCTACTGCACCTGCGATTAGGACTGTTAAGAACATCAATGTTGGATCCATTGTTTCACCATTAAATCAAAAACGGTCATCCTATATAAACGTTTTGGATTACTTCTCAAGGTAATCATTTACAATGTCCTTGTAATCCATTCTGATCACTGGTTCTTCGTCTTCTCTTAAGTAAATAGCTGGTATATTCGTATCCATTCCTGATACAAATCCGATTCTTTCGGCATAATCATCAAAGTCGACCATACAAGGTGTTGACAGCATCCATCGCATTTTTCCGCCAACAACCCACTGACCTATGCCAGGCTGGTGTTCGTGCGCTGTAACGACAACATCGGCATCTCTGGCTAATTCTGCCCCGTCAAATAAACAGGTCCTCACACAATTATGCACTGGATCATATTGACTACCACCTGTCGCTTTGTGTCTCATGAAAAATTGCCATTTTTTGTCTCCAATCTCGATGATAAATGGTTCACTAAAATAACCGTATGTTGATGCATACTGGAGCGCCATCCATTTTGAGGGCAAAAAGTGGTCACTTATCCAACTTCTGATTTCATGATTACCTTCGTATAACCTGAGTATTTTTTCTCCACCGATCACATCTAAGAATAGATGTTTCACCATTTCTAACTGCTGATCTTTATCTGATAAGTTCTGAGCCCCTTGCGGAGCGTGCGTATTAAGCGAGTTATCAATGAGATCACCGAGACCAACGAAATATACGTTATCATAATCAGAAAGCTGTTTACAAGCGCGTTTAATGCGGTCATATGCGCTATATTTATGTCCTAAATGTAAATCACTTAATATTACCAGCATTATTGGTTCATCTGTTTCAAGTACAACATCTACACCATCTCTTCTTGGTACATCCTGTCTCAATATTTCACTTGTTTTAGCTATACTGTCATATAAAGCTTCTCTATCAATACCCTTAACAAAATATTTATAACATTCCTGTTCACTTATCCATTTTTTATCGATCTTTTCTTCTAGTCTACTATCGTTCTTCTTCGCTTCGTACACTGCACTATGTCCTGATTTAGCCATATCTTTAGAATTCCTTCCTAATTCGACTGCTAACTCCTCCGCTGTCAACCCATCTGGATTTTGCCGGAGTACGTTTACTACATCATCTTCAATTGCCATAATAATCACATAATAGGAAAGAAGGGAAATAACCCCACTTTCCGGTTTTCGGGCATTATAATAAATACAGTACTAGTATTTAAAGGTACTGGATATGTGTCCATTTATAAATGTGCCCTGAATACACTATATTGGATATCACATTGAGCAGTACCGTCGTTTGTGAACTTTATCCTTGGGTATGTATCTCCGTCTCTATGTAGTTGTGTGTATGACACTTCTGCGTCACCACTAGTATCATCATGAGCAACATAGAATGCTACATAGAACGGTCCTCCGTCTTGCACTTCTATACTCGATGAATTACCACTAGTAAGGTTTGTGACAGATCCTGTTTGAATTTGGTCTAATCTCATATGTCCGCCAGTTGAGTCTACGCCTAATCCTGCAAACTCACTTGGATCAACCTCTAACCAGTCAGCATCATCAAAATCTAAGCCGTTACCTATACCAACTTCGATCTGTTCACTCGCATTAAACCTTAGGCCTTGACCTATATCCCTGTCTATGAATGTTTGAACCTCAGTCCAACTTCCGCCTTCTCTAAAATATATCGCATTATTTTCATCATCGAAATATAGATCGTTATTTTGGCCACCGGACGGTGAACCTGACCCATACGATATCAAACTCTCATTAGCGTATTCAATTCCGTCTTCCATATTGTCAAGTAATGATGCGCCTATCTTATCTCCATAACTCCAATCAGTTTTAGTATATTCTCCCATATAAATCACCTCATACGACTGTTACTTCCCATGTATACGTTATCTCCTCGTTCTCATCAACATGAACACCGTCACCCATTACTACTCTGGATAAACATTTTCTGTTTCCTGATGAACTGTCTGCGTTTGCGAATACAGCTTCATAATGATCTTCACCACCTGCAGTAGCTATTTCAAACGTAGCGTGTGCTGTCATTTGTCCAATACCAGCATAAGAATTTACTGTTGTACTCCTCCGTATTTCTGAACCTTGTAGGTCTGTTTGAGTTCCTGAAGCACCTGTATTATTGTCACCTAATGCAATTACACTATATGGTTTTGCAGTCGAAAATCCTATCATACTTATTACGTCATTTAATCCTGTGTTAAGTATTAGGTTATCGCTTTCCCACAATATTGTTCCGTTCTCATTTGTAACTGTTACTTTACCTTTTAATCCACATTCTTCCTTCATAAATATCAACTTCCTACAATATTACCATGACCAACTAATGCAGTACCGCATCTAGCAGCGGCAATCTCATCATCTTCTTGAATATCGATTTCAGTTGTCCAACCAGTTATATCATGGAATGTTACATTTATACCAGCTGCTTTATACTTGTTTATTTGTTCTTCGACAACGCTATCATCTACCGTCAGTCCATAAGTTTGGTAGTAAAAATCAAATTCACCAGGATCTGTTTCAGAAAACATATAATAGCTTTCTTTCGTTAGAAATTGTTCCATAGAGAACGATAGCTGTTCTAATGTACCACCGCCTACTGCACCTTGTACATGGCTTTTAATTCTTTGTTTAAATGCTTCTTTATCTTCGCCAGGTTTTTGATATAATCCGATGTTACGTGCCAGCACCCGTACAGATTCAGCTGATCCAAATTCTACCGATCTGTCTGTCTTTTGAAGCATTAATTCTGTCCAAATCTCATCTAGTTCTTCACCTATGATCCTCATTAATTTGGCTACATTGCTATCTTCATCCTTTGCCCAGAAATTGGGCAATTTTTCTAGCATCTCATCATCATACATTATATCACGGTATTGATACTGAAATATCCATAGTTGCTTTGTCAACTGGTGTAGCTATCTCATCGGAATCTATACTGATGTTTGTTATTTGCCATGAACCGGTTCCTTCTTTAATGTTTAATCCGGCTATATCATATACCCAATCAGCAGTATTATATATTACGTCATACATTTTTGCATACACAACATCATCGCCTGGTTCTAATCCGTTCATATAACTTATAATCTGGCTTTCGATTTCATCAACAGCATCGCTTTCTGTTATTCCTGGTTCATCTGTTGTCGTGATCGTACCCTGTACACTAACATCTATACCAGTAACCGATTCGGCTGCATTTGCTTGTACACCAAAAGCCTTTGTTTCGTCGACCGCATTATCAACTGCGGTTAGTACATCAGATTCTGTGTATCCAGATTCAATACCTACGTATATGTTAATTTCACCCGGTTGTACTTGTTCAATATATACTGATCTAACACCATCAACGTCATTAATTGCTGATTCAAGCGAAGATTTAGTTGCTAAACCTCTATCGATAACTGCGTTTCTAACCCTCGGTCTAAACGAAGCATCTGATTCAACTGAAGACCCTCCAGTTGTTGCGTTATTATTTGTTACTGATTCTACACCAGACGGTATGTTTGCATAGAATTCTGTAATAGTATCAGCAGTTACATTATATGACGGTCCTTGTTCAGCGGCTTGGACATTTACTGTAACCGAATCAGTTGATGTGGCAACCTCTGTGCTTTCAGTAACAACAAATACTTTACCACCGTCAGTAGCTACCTTAAGAGGTTGATCATAGTCATCACGGCCTTTGATGATAACATATTCATTACCTGTATTTATAGTAACTTCGCCGGTTGAGAATTGAGCAGGGGTTCTATAAACTCCTACTAACATACCAATTCTATCGAGATCTTGTCCGGATGCATATTCTAAAAACGCAGAATAATATACGTCTTCTGCTATATCCCACATTTGAGCGATTTCTAATGCAACTGTATTGATTATTTGCGACAAAGGCGATGTCTCTGTTAAATCAATATCATCACCAAATTGTTCCTTTGCTCTATCTTGCATATCTTCAGTTATTTGTGATAGTGGTTTCCTATCAAATCCAAAATCATCGTCTAATCCGTAACTCATTTTACACACCTACCTCGATTGAAACTTCATTTACTTCATTTTGAAGCCTAAATTTTACAGTAATATTCATTACTCGATTTTCATAGTCATTATCAATATTGATTTCTTCTAGTGCAACATTTAAGGGTGATTGGTTGAGGGCGCTTATTATCGCGTTTCTAACATTACTTTCAGTCGGGTTTTGCATTATTTGTATCCATGGTATTCCCATTTGTTCATAAAAAATATTTTCGCCCTTTACAGTCTTAACAACCATTTCGATATCCTGCAGCGTTTTATCGTTTCCTTCTATCATACTAAATGCATTATCCGTTATATCGATATCCCAATTATCGTTCATCTGTAATGTTTTCATCCTAACTCAACTCCATATTGTCCATTTTGTGTTTTAGCAATAAAATAATCCGAAACAGGTGTTCCTCCTGCATCCAACTTTGTCCAGACCGCGGCCTGGCTAATTGTTAAATCGGGTTCAGTTTGACTAGCAATAAAATCTAAACCTCCTAATGATCCCGTTGTTGATGTTAATATATCATAAAACGTTTCACCGTCATGCCACTTAAACGTTTCTGAAGAAACTACTACTTCACCTTCAGTTACCAAATGTATCCCATTAGGTATGCTTATCGGCATACCATGGAAATCATCAGATAGATTTGAATCTAATGCGAATCCCGGTAATGCAACCACATCATTTATATCAAATGTATCATCCTGCTCGACGTCAATAATACGTGAAGTATGCAGACAGTCAACAGCATATTTACTAAAAATCATAAGTACATTATCACCGTTTTCAATTTTAAACATTATTTTCGCACCACTGCCTTGTGGAAACACTATTCTTACATTATTTAATCTTATGGGATTATCTAGCCATTTAACTTTCAGGATTACATCAACCTTCAACTTATCTTCATGAACATTCATTACTTTACCAGGAACACTAGTCCATATATCGTTGATTTCTTCCTCAATAACATCTCTTAATATATCACCAGTTGTTGTCATTCTTTATCCTCCAAATCTAAATGGCTGCACACTAGTGTGGTTGTAGCTGAACTATCCACAGGTATATCATGATTGTATGCCTTAACATTAAAGGCTGAATATTTTTTAGTACCGTCGCTTTTATATCCGGTATGAGCTAACACGGCATTATGTGTTGATATATTAGGCAAGAACGTTGTTTTTAACTCATATTCTTTACCGCTATCCTGTTGCGATTCACGTTCCTTAAATTGGATCAATCCGTTGGAATAATCAAATTTATATCCTGTTTTAATATGCCAGGTTTCAGGTATGACACTAACAAATCCATTATCAAAAGTCGCTTTAAGCCCTGGGTCGATTCTTCTATTATCTTTCGGTAATGATGCTTTTAAATTTTCCTTTTTTAATATTTTGTTGATTGCGTCTTTTGCCTTCGTATTATTCGAAAATGAATATTGGTTTTCAAGCTTTATTTCCGTACCATCATCAAATTCGGTAACTAAACGTCCCACCGTAATATCTGCAGTATTACAAACTATTGTTATTGCTTCTGAAAGATCTATACCAATTGGTAATGTGACATCTTTAAATTTTGAGTTCTTCGGTGTTGTGTCACTGATCGCTTTAATTTCAAATTTTGATTCATTCTCTTCATGTGTGAATGTTATATTATCGATTGTACCATAAAAAATACGAGGCAAATCATTCCTATATCCTGAATATATTACAATGGTTTGGTATGCGTCTTGGTCGCTTTTTATAGGTTTCCAGCTTACATCCTCATTATTAAAACCATACTGTGCAAATGTTTTTCCTTTCCATTGTTCAGGAGGGTTATATATTGTTACGGTGGCTCTCAGTTGTCCGTCTGAATCATTTTCAATTTGAACATCCATGTCATATAATTCGCGCCATTGTGTAATATTATACGGATATTTTTCGTTATCATCTTCTTGTATTATTGCAGTTCTTAAGTCGAGCCACCTCGTTGTAGTAACATCTTGTGTAATAGTAATTTCATGCTCATCATAACTTTTTTCGGGAAATATATCATCCCATCCTGCTAATAATGATGCTGTCGCAGATTTAACTGTAGCCGTATCAATAGGGATTTTTTCATGCGTGTAATCCTTAGTTATAAGGACTCTCGTAATTCTTCCATAATGTATCATAATTGCCTCATATCCTCATCGATTAACCATATATTTAAGTTTGACGGAGCTGCATTCATCGCATATAATATGAAAATATAATCACCGTTGTCAGGATCTCTTACTGGATGCATAGATTCGGATGTTATTTTACCTGTAAATACCTTTTTACGGTCTCTCATTCTCAATATTTCGATAATCATATCATCATTAAATGAATTTCTTCTATATGTTACTTGATATACATTACCTTTATACATCATATTGATTTTTTGAGGAAATCCTTCTGATGTATTATATGGTAGTCTTTTAACTAAATACTCAGTCATGGTCCTCCAATACCTCCTATGTCGGGTGGATATGGTAATCCAAGAAACGGATCATTTCTTTCATCTTCTCTTTCAACTTCAATCGACGATTGCGTAATATTTATCATAGGTCCATCATCAGGCAGCTTCCACGGTATATCAGTTTTACCAACTGTATGTGAAATATGATATCCATGTTCAACGAATTCCATTCTTTTAAGATCTAATGACGCATCATATGCATTTTGTGAACTCGATTGTGTGATACTTAATGATGTTATGATTAAATTGGTATCAATTGTATAATTTTCATTACCAGTTTTCTGCAAATAATTGTGTGAAATAGCATCTGTTATATTACTATATATTTCTAATAACATTTTGTTTTGCACCATGTGTTTTAGTTTTGATAACATTGAATCCCTGCTTCTTATAATATCATCATTTAAATATACATCGCCTAATGTTAGATCGATCGAAAATTCGTGAGGACTACTCTTTATATCTTCAATATATCCATCACTATTTTTAATGTCTAATGTTTCATAGTTGAATTGCCCTTCCATTGACGTTGCCATTGCGGCGAGCACATAAAAATCAGAATCTCCTGCTTCTTTAAGAAGTATATAAGTATCAGGGCTCGCATCAATATCTATATTTTTAAGATAGGAGTACTTATTAGGTGGATAATCGATTTCTTCGACAGTGCCACCAAATGCTCTATTCAATAATATCACATAATTGACAGCATCCTCTCCTACTTTAATTGTTTTGTTAAATTGTTTGTCTTCATATACTTCATTAGGAAAAACATTAAAATAATAAGTCCCGGGACCGAGTTCTAAATTTATCATACCCTGATATACATCCGTTTTGATCCTCTCCTGCAATATATCGCTCGTGATAGTTAGCACACAAGATACATCTATTGTTTGCTGTTCATTATTGATAAATCGTAATCTTACATTTGTCATTAATCTCCCCAATCCGGTATTTTTTTATCTACCCAATTCCATGCATCTTTTGCATCATTATAAATTGCTTTAGCATTATCAATAGGATTAATTCGTGTAGTTGAGCCTCGTTCGATTATATCTTTATTTCTATCCCAATAACCAGGTGGTTCATATTTATCATAATTTTGGCCATTAATACCAGATGTAGTAGGCGGATCATACCTCACTTCATTATATTTCGATTTATGATCTGCTTTTTGTATTGCCATATGCGTTGGTTCATAAAAATCAATCTCTTTAATGCCTAAAGACACCGAATAATTAGAAGTGGATTCATCTTGTGATACAGATATATTTGATATTATAGCGTCCTCAAAAATAGCAAAATCAGAATAAAATACGAATGGCCTTTTATTATTGGCTAAATCGTATAATTTGCGTAGTTGTTCGTCACGATTCGATATTTGGTTACCATCACTATAAATTGGACCTAACATACCTTCTACTTCAACTTTTGCTGGTTCAGTATTTGAAAATGTTTCCATATTTTTATTTTGGTAATATCCTATATTTTTGTCCGTTATATTATTTTGTAATGAATATGACGCCTTTTCAATGTTTTGTAATGTCATATATTGATATGAAGACCATTGTAAAATTATATTATTATTACCAAAATGTCTTTTATCAGGTACAAAATTCCTCTTTTCTTTATCTACATAATCAACTGTTTCCCATTCTTCGTCAGGATAAGGAAATAACCTAACACATGTAAAGTGAATCGGTTCATCATGTGATACTTCTAAATCTTCCCATGAAATATGTTGACGTCTAACTTGATCATATATAGTTTTGGGCTGAACAAGGAAATCTAATCCTTGTTTATTGAGATAATATAATGTCCAAGGTATATCAAACTCCGCGTATTCGGGTGATTTTTCGTATGTACGTGATTTTATTAAACGCTTATCAACGTCAGTATCTGGGACTTGGGTATAATCCCCATATTCAACATCGGTAACTACCTTGTTTGCAAATAAAGTGATCTTATATGATGTATCCTTAGATTTATCAATATCTTGATATAATGGATTGTCCTTTTCATCCGTGATTCTGAATTTTGCATGTAGATAAGGGTCGATCATATTGTCCTTTTAACCTCCTTTTTCCATTTATCAAGTGATTCATCAGAAGCCTGTTTTACTATATCCGATATTTGATCAGCGCTTAATGGTTCTTCAACCTTCATATTCCTCATATCAACGCTGATGCGGGGTGATCCGACTACTTTAGTAGCCTCTTCTTCAGATATACCGGCTTTCATAGCGAAATTTGTATCCTCTAGTTGTCCTAACGCATTTTGTATTCTACCAACACCTCTTTCGAAGTTTTCAGGAATCACTGAATGTCCTATCATTTTATCCGAAACTTTACCAAGCCATTTCAACCAGTCACCTGCACCAACTATCGACTGGATTAAATCATTAACCCATTTCGTCATACTTTGTATACCTTTTTCAACATATGAAACAATTTCTCCGAAGAATGATAATTTATTTGATATCCATTCTAATGCATCTGCGCCTAAACCTAGTATATCTTTGAACGTCTGCAGTACTGGAATTAAACTGTTCCCTATTAGTGCATCCTCAGTACCGTATATTGAATCTGTCCACCCCCATATGTAATCTGTAATAATTAAAATAAGAGTCGCAATACCTGATAATGCATATATTAACCATCCTAATGGAGTAGTTGAAAATGCAGAACTTAATGCATATACAGCACCAATTATACCATATATGATCGGGATAAGATATTTTCCCCATTTACCTAACAATTTATATAATAAGAATAATGAGAATGCAATTCCCAATACACTTCCTATTGAAATTGCCAAATTGTTATATGCCTGACGTAACATGGCACTAATGTACATGTTAAAAATCTCAACACTTGTAAGGTATGATAATACTTGTGATGCAGTCATAATCACGGGAATCAGTATTACCATCATTTGGCGCATCCTTCTTTGGGACTTTGTTGCTTTATAGCCTTCCTTTGTAAACATTTGCGTAGACATTACTAATAAACCGATTGATACGGCGGCGCTAACAGCTGTCATTGCTGTTAAATGTAATGTATTTTTTAACCCACCAAGAGAATCTCTAACCATATCCGTCATAGTTAGCATTTTTACATTTTCTTTATTAACCTCATCCATCTCGAGCTTATACGACACCCAAGCTGCTTTTGCCATCATAAGCATACCGTATGTCATTATTAGCTTGTATCCTATTTGCGAAAATACTGCTATGACCAGCACTAAGACAGCTATTATTGTTTTAAGCCATCCAGGGAATCCACTTATGATATCGGCTAAATTTCTAAATAATTGATATACGAATTTTAAAATAGGTGCAAGTTGCTTTCCATATGAAGCGTGTAATGCCTCAACGGAAGAATTAAGCAGAATCATCGTACCTTCTAACGTCTCTAATCTTGACTTTGTTACCTTTGATAATGAATGCGCTTTTTTGATGGCATCATTCCACTCCTCAGTAGAAACTGCGGTATCTGTTATAACAGAGTTTATTTTTTTAGCTTCTTCTTTATTATATCCTAATTCATTGGTTAGGTATGACATTTGGTTTGCAAATCGTTGTGTTCCTTCCGCATTTCGACGCGCTCTTTCTCTTAACTGTTTTAGGCGTTTCGCTACATTACCGCCTTCTTTCTGTAAGATCCTTTCTTTTGCAGCAGCTGCGGACAATGTTAAAGCATATTTCTCAAGCTTATCTTGTCCTTCGCTAACTAATATAGACATGGTGTTCATACCACGCATACCTGCAAGCTGCGCATATAAATTAGCCTTTTGGGTTTTTGTTAGATCGGCAGTAGCTTCTTCCAACTCGCCGATGACTTCAGGAAGCGATTTTAGATTACCATGTGCATCAGTAAGTTCAATATTATATTTTCTTAAGGTATTTTTCGCCTGATTGATTCCTGCAGATGTAGTACCCGAAATTCTAGCGAGACGAGTCATCATTCTTCTCATAGCACGGCCAGCAATTCCTGCTCTCACCATATTGTTAGCTGCAAGACTTATGGCTCCAGCAACATTTTCGAATTCCCATCCTACGGTTTGAGCTGCGGCGGTAGCATATTTCAGTGCTTGTGCCATATCACTTACTTCTTGTCTTGCACTATGCGCAGACATCATAAGTTCAGTTGCATGCATTGATAATTCAGATGTTGCTGTAGTTGCATCAACTGCACCTTGCGACCAACCTAATAATGATCCGGATAATACATCTGCGGCTTGTTTTGTATTTAATGTTGTCGCGGTAGCAAGATCCAATACAACTCCAGTGCCTTCCATCGCTGTTTGAACATCGAATCCAGCTCTTGCCAGATATTCCATAGCTTCTCCGGCTTCTTTTGCTGTCCATTCAGTATCTCTACCATATTCTAACATTTGTTCAGTGACATCGCCTACTACTTCGCCAGTGCCCGTTAAAATAGTAGAAACGGACATCGCCTGGAATTCAATTGCCTTATAAGTTTCTTCGAACTGTTCCCTGAGTTCAACAAGCGGATCAGTAAATTGTTTTAATATTTGACCGGCTGCCATCAATCCGAACGATGCGAACAGAAGCGCAGCTCTCATATTAGCTATCGACGCTTCAGCTTGGCGAAAGCTAGATCTCATATCGGCAAGCTTATCGTTAACGGATTGCGCACCGCCAATGCTGACAAAACCTTTAAGATGTTCAACAAGTCCGGGCATTTATTCACCTAAATTTGTATGTATGACCCGATGCTCCATGTCCTGAGTTTTTTCTACCTTTGATCCTACCTAAATTCTTAGCCTTTCGAAGCGCAGACTTCGGGTTTTTAGGTACATTCGGCATTTTAACAGATCTATCCATATCTTCGTAATCGTCTGGATCACCGTATTTCCTCTTATAATACATTTCGAGGAATATCGTATATTTCATATATTTTTTTAACGGCCAACTCTTTACTACATCGACGGGAAGCCCGAATTCCATCGCAACTAAATAGAATCCGAATTCCCGTTCTACTTTAAATTTAAATTATCAACCTCTTCATCAAGATTTAATCCCTGCTGGACTTCGGTTGCAATTTTATTCATTGCGTCAACCTTTAATTTTTCTACTTCTATATCGGGTTCAACTACACATTTCTCAAGCAATAATTTCATATATTTTGTGTTTTCTAATGCTTCTTGACTACCGGGTGTTACGCCCAATTCGTCGATTATATCTGTGTAATCAAATCCAGATAATTCTTGGATTTTTATCTCTACGCCATTCACTTCAATTATTTTTGGTTCTTCATCCACATATAGGTCTTCTATATTTCCTTTCATAATATCATCTCACATAAACTTCGGAAGGTGTTCTTCCTGCTAATTTTTGTGGTGTAACCCCTTTACCAGATGGTAAAGGATCAATGTTAAAAGTTCCGCACTTAATACTGAATTCGTATTGAGTTACGGATCGTGATATACTAATTTGTGAAACTTCCAATATCATACAGTTTTCAAAATGTATTTTGCTAAATGCAAACGAATCTGATTCAGCTGATAATATCATTTTGAAAGGATTCAAATTACCATCCATTTGCATATCATACATTTGTAAAAAAATGGGACAATAATCTGAAGTACTGACTAAATTAAGTGTAATAGATGCACCATTATTTGATTTAATAGAATATGAAGTATATCCACCAATACCATTTATTGGTTCTGCTGTACTATCAAATTTAATATTTAATCCCTCGTTAGCAATACCAGTAACTTCAGGATTTATACTGAACGGTACATCATGTAACTGTAATGTTATATCCTTAACATTATATATTCGTGTCATAATAAATAAAAGAAAGGGGTTTATTCGAGAGTTCCTTCAGGCTCCTGGATCTCTAATCCATAACCCATCATCTCGAATTCATAATCTGGTGCTGACTGGTCATCAGTTTCAAATGCAGCATAACTTTGTAGCATCACATTCTGTACGACTATCTTTGAAAAACCGAACGCAGCTTGTGCATTAGTCCCACCGGTTTCATCTGCTGACGAAACGGTAACTTCAATTGTAAATGGAGCAAGATTGCCATCTTGCTGTTCATTATACAACTGTATCATCGACTTGATTGAAGGACTTGTACTCTTCAAAGTAAGCGAGATCTCAGCACCGTCTGATGGATCGACACTGAACCCTTCCTCACCTTTTAATCCTTCAATTATTTCTGTTTCCGATGTTGGAGTTATTCCAAATCCTTCACTAGAAATACCTTCAACTGGTTGCAATTTTCCGACCTCAACGGTCGAACCACCCGTACTTACGTTCCTGATTGAAAAGTCAACATGTTTTACATTATAAACTTTACCTGTATCTACCATCTATACCACCTCTAGATCATCAAGGACATCGTCATATTTATCTCATGTATATGTCCAGGTAATTTTGCAGTTACTTCGACATCATCCAAAATTCTATTCTCTTTATCGCTATCACTGATATTTGTGTATTTTGGCATTGATACTTTATATCCGTTAACTCTTTGTCCGTCATCATTGATGTAAGATCCGGAAATTGCACCTACGCTTACTGCTTCTCTGCAACCTGTTTCAATAGCATCCTTAACCATATTGATTCCTTTCTGATTGAAGGGAACATTTGCGTTACCTATTAACTGATTTAACGAATCCTTTATATAGTCCTCGATCAGATACTGTGTCCTCACGATATCTATCCATTGATATGTGCTATCAGTTGATCCAGAATATCCGTTACTAAACACATACATATCATCTTTTTCGAGTACTGCGTTTATCTGTGCATCTTCTAAAGTACTGATCTGTGTAGTTGTCCAAAATGTTTGTGGTTCACTGCTTATGCTTCTGATCTGTTTCCATAGTAACTTATCATATGATGGATATCTAACTATGGTACCAGCTAATATACCATTCATCTCATCTGTTGATACATCAAACATGTGAGCGATAGGTACTACTCCTTTATTCTCGTATTCGCTCACATCAGTTGTATGTGCTTTTGCATATGTGGTGTCTACGCTTCCGTCGGAATCATCATATCCGTATATTGGTAGCGGCATAACCGCGCGTGCTGTTCCTAAGAAATTAACAACACTAACAATATCACTGTAATCAAATACATCAGACGTATCCATACCATAATCCGATACTGGATCACTATCATTTACTGCATTAGCTTTATGTGCACCTGCAATTCCAACGACACCTAAATCAGGTATCGCTTCAACAGCCGCTTGTACATCATCCCAATTTTCAACGTAATCATAAGTTATATCATCACTTGAACCAGTTTTGGCATCCTTAGTATAAGTGTTTATCACCATTTCGTCGGCATCAACTGTCCAATCACCTGGTGTATCATCATAAGTCGCATAAACTGTTTGTGAAGTAGCCGACGGATCACTCGTTCCTAACATACTAGGCATATAAGACAGAGCGGCTACACTATCAACTGTTTCCGTATTACTTGAAATACTGGCTTTTACTCCGTAACACACTCCGACTCCTTGATCTAAAACTTCGCTTACTGCATTTGTTAAATCTGTATCAGCACCAAACTCCGTCTCCGCTTGTGTAGCAGTAGAAACTCCTACAGCTTGTCCTGCACTAGCAGAACCTCCGTTATCCCCACCGATTATAGCTACATTACCATAATAATCGGATGTATCGGGGATAGTAGACACGGATGTGCTAATCGTTACTAAATCTTCTGGCATCTATATCACTTCTCCCATTTAATATCTTCCTCATTTAATTCTTCTAAATGTTCTTGACCTATATTTGAATCGGTATAATGCGAATGTCCGCACAATGGACAATAATACTTATCATAAGTATCTATTTCTATCTCCACTATAGCGTTGTCCTCCTCAATTGTATCTTCTTGTATCGATTGTGGTTCTTCATATGTATCTACTTGTTGCTCTTCATACTTGTCATATCTGATCAGTGAAGCTTTCGCACTATCCTCAATCTCATTAATTTGTCTATTTGATGGGTCCTCTACCGTAATTCGTTGACCTGCATCAAGATTCATATTTAACGATCTTAATATTACATTTTCTAACGCATTTATTTCATATTTCATCATCTCACCTGCGTATTCATTACATAATTAACTTCTTCCATTTTATCGTGATATTCAACAAATGTATCATGGTATGCAATTTCTACATCAAATTGTCTCCTATATACATACTCTTCACCCGATATATCAGAGAAATCAGATGCATTTGTTACATCCCTTATAACATAATTTTCATTATCTAAATTAAATCTAATTTGCTTTTCTAAATTACGGACAATTGCTTTATTTAATAATATACCGTTTATATAATCATCACCGATTTTTATATCCTTTGTATAAACATCTAATTGAACATAATCTGAAAATTCACCACCATATTCAGCCTTTATGGTATCATGCTTGTATTTAACTTCAAATTGTGTTTCATCATCTAAATCCCTATTAAACGTTATATAGCCAGTATCGTCTGCCAATATTAAATCATAATAATTATCACTAACCTCAACATAATTATCATCAACATACCCCATAACTTTTAAGATTTCGTTCGGACTTGGTGTTTCCAATTCAAATTCATTTTTATTATACGTAAACTCATCTATTGATTCATTTGAAGTTTTATATACCTCATTTAAATAAATATAATTAACAACACCAGTATTGTAATACATAAGTGTGATCGTTGGAAATTCATCCCCAACAAATTGATTTGCATATCTTTTATGCACACTAATATCGTGATCGTTTAACGTTATTGAATTCGGTAAATTCGAAAGAAAATCGTTTTGCAACTCAGTCGATAGCATCTACACCACCGCCTTCAACACGTCCACACATGCACTTAATCACAGTATCAAAATCAGACATTTCTAATATTTTCCATTCAACATCACCAACAACTAACCTATCTCCAACATCAGGTTCTATATTTAAATCTTGACCTTTTACTCTAATATATATGTTTGCAACACCAGTAATATTATCACCTAATCTATCAACATCATATTCTTCTTCGGGGTTCTCAACAACAGCAACTTTCAAATCAGCATCCTGCCTGGCACCTCCTCTAACATACCCATCACTATCAACAGTAGCATCGTCGTAAGATACATAAGTTGCAAGCTCCTCAAACGTTTTTAAGTTTGCACCCAGTCCTTTAATAGGTTTTATCATATCAATACTCCCCCGGATGTTGAAACGATTTGAAGATCTGGATACTCGCGCTTTAGTTGTTGTACTGCTGGTCTCAAAATAGGACGTGCAGGCATATGTGCGGTTCCGTACTCATGATAAGCCGCTTTATCATCATCAATAATAACTTCATATGTATTTTTATCAATTTGGTTTCTTTCGACACTACCTCTTAATTTACCCGTCGCTTCTAATATTTGTTCCGGTTTTGGATATCCTTTTTTCTTTTTTATTCTTATTGTTATAGGAGATAACGGAGCCCATTTATGACTAGGATGACCCTCATTTATAAATTCTTTTTCGATGATTTCCATCAATCGTTTTGAAGCCTCATCAGCTATTTTTTCATCTTGACCGTCCATCATATCCCTAACACGGTCAACAAAGCCTTCAAACAAGACTATCACCTACATAAAAAAGTAGCATACATTCAACTATCGGGTCTTCCGACATCATATTTTAATATCCCCCTGAGGTTTTCTCAGGTTATTCGTCTGGTGTTGGTCTATCATCAAACATCGGTGTTGATTCAATGACCAAACCAGTCATTGCATCTGCTTCTATCAATGAATCTTTAACTTCTTGTTCTAATTGTTCTAATATTGTTTCCCATGCCCTTCTAACTTCAATATCGCCAAAATCGGCTTGAGTATAAGTATTTGAAACTATGAATGACTTGAGCGCTGCCCAAGCTCTAACAAATCTTTTCCTATTAAATCCCGACAATCCTTTTTCGTCGGCTATCTCATTAGCATCATCAATTTTTTGCTGAATAGTCGCATCAGCTAATTCTTCTTGGCTTATTTCGTTTAAAGCCACCCTCACATCATCAATCGTTACTTCAACCATAATAAATAAAGGAAAGGGGTTTTAGTCTATTTAACCTAATAGATCAGTCAGCCTATACGCAGCATTTGGTAATACTGTCTCTAATCCGAGGAAGTCCGCTATGATATAACCATCATAGAATGCTGTATCTGAACTATATTCAGATATCCATTCTGGACCATCGAACAGCACGAATGCTGGTGCGGTTGGATCGATCAGATATGCTTCTCCATCAGGTAGTTCCTGATCAAGTCTTATATCAAAACCAGCTATGGTTCCTAACTGACCGTCTGCTGTAGCACCTCTTTCGAGCCTGTCAAGTATGTCATCGTTGGATACTAACGCGGAATAAACACCCGGTTCCATCCACAATTGTGTTGGTTCATATCCATTTTCACGTACAGTGGTTGCAGCTGTCATTATGTCGTCGAACGGATCATTGGATGCTGACCAATCGCTGCCGCTATTACTGTCTAATGCGCTAAACTCATCAGCGATCTCTGCATTCTCCATTCTACCGATCTCTTGACCTGCATCTTGTACATGCATCGACAATATATCTTGTTTAGCTTCCATCTGTGCTTCTCTGGACAATGCTATGTGTACGACATTCTTGTGTAACTTGGATGAAATGTGACTATAAGCTTGACTTGAGATCTCAGCCTCTTCTAATTCAGGCACATCTTGCTGACCAGATACTCTCTGGGTTACAAGTGGAATCTCAATATTTAATGCTTCACCCGTACCAATTACTCTACAAGCCTCTCTTAAATTATATGATGCTCTCACTTCTCTATAGACTTCTTCCAGTATTACTTCAGCCTTCATCGGATCTGACAAATCGTCTCTAACAACTAGTTTACCCATTCATATCACCTCTAGACTAGATAAATTTGCACTTCTTCAGCGTCGCTTGCTGTGGCTTCAACAACAAATGCATTTGGAGTTGTTGTTCCACCTTCTTCTACTTCACCACTAGTCAAATCAACTTCTGTACCATCTACTGTAGCAGTTCCTGTTGCCTTTGCAACGGATACAACACCTGATCTGATAATCGCGAACGAAGATGCAGAATCTGCATCCGCATTTGCAACACCAATTGGCTGACCACTATAACTGCCGTCAGCGGGTATCCATCCGTCTCCACCGTTATATACGATATCACCTGCGGTTATTGAAGCGTTTGCTGTGCCGCTTTTAACCCAAAGGCTGAATTCGTAATCTATATCTCCTGCAGACATATTTATTCACCTTTAATTTTATATTCTCCATTTGCTGGAGATTATTCTCTATCACCGAAAAGCTCTTTTCTTAGAGCTTCTTTCTTTTCATCACTGTTTTTATGTTCTTCCTCTTCCACATTCTCTTTAACTTTCGGTTGTGGTTCGGAAAGCTTTTCACTAACTTCTTTTAAGTCCTGTAGTATCGCCTTTAATGCATCTTTTGGCATCTCTGTTAATTCACTCAATTTTTGTTCACAATCACAATCTTCATCTACGAGACCTTTCTTTTCACGAATTTCCATTATGTCTTCAGCAAGTTGTCTTTTCTCAGACTTCTCTTTCTGCTCAAGCATCTCTTCGTATTCATCGACTTTGTCTTGTAATTCCTGCTTTTCCTGTTCTAACTGTTCCACTTTTTCTTCGTAATCACTAACGGAGTTTTCGTACTCCTCGACTTTCTCTGACAATTGTTCGTTTTCTAATTTCAGTTCTTCGCTTTTCTGTGTCATCTTTTTGACCTCCTCTTTCATCTCAGAAAGCTCTTGATCTTGTGAATCTTCGGACATATTTTGATCCTCCTCAGTAACTTCTTCATCTTCTTCAGTCATTTGCATACCTCCTTCAGTTTGAGGGTAACCCTCGTATCCTTTCGGAGCAAGTACTACGTACTCTAGTTCTCCTGCCTCTACCTTCATCGGTTCTTCACCATCCGGCATAGGGTAAGAATCTTGCATGAATAAAGGAGTCAGTAAACTTTCAACACTAGACTCCTTTACCCCCAACTTCTCTGCAAGCCCTTGAACTTCACTTGAAATATCACCGTCTTGCATGGTATCATCAGATTCATAACCCTTTGAAATAAGGACTACAGAATCGAGTTCACTGGCACTCACTTTCATCGGTTTGTTTTCTTCAGGAAGGGGGTACTCGGCGAGGGATTGTCCCATGTAGTTCACCTATTTAAACCTATCGGTGTCCTACTATTTAAATGTTATGGGGAGGGTAGGACATTAGTCCGCGAATGTGTCCAAAACATTTAAATAGAACAACAGGTATATAAAACATACACACAACACCAAAAGGGAGGATGGGTTTCTTCTCCGTCCTCCTAAACTGCGAGATATTCTGACGGCTACTTAGCTATAGTGACCCTGCCGGTTAGCATTTCGGTAATTTTGCGCTAGTATGGAGAAAGGGAAAAGAACCCCTAACTCCTTGGTGGTGTTGCACTAATACTTATGTGATAGGATGTATAAAAAGTTTTTGGGTTTATGCATTTTTGTTCAATGTCTCAACGACTTTTTTGATCGTCCATTTTGATACGGTTCGATCGCTATTTCTCGATCTTAATTGAACTATTCTTAACATGCCTTCTTTATCCAGGTGGTCTTTGTTGCGGAACATATTCATCGCCTGCTGCCACCATTTAGGCGGATCGAAGAATCTCGTTATCATGTCGCAATTAGTTATGCCTTGGATTCTGACGCCATCGTTGTTGACTGTTGCGTTAATACCGTAATTTAGTAGTTCGTATTTGATCTGTCTCGCTTTATGATTTGATGTGTGGATTTCAACCCAAGGTCTTGCTCTTAACCCTAGCTTAGACCGCGTTTTTTTCTCTATCGAGACACCGCAGATCGCGTCTTTAAATTTGTGTTCCAGATCCATTTATATCACGATACATAACAGGTCTTACATGCAGGGACTCTTACTAGTACCGCAGATTTAAGATCTGTTATTTCTTTTATTATGTTTCTTACGTTGTCACTATATGCAGTTGCTTCGATAGACCACCCAGGATCTTCTAACGATTGTGCACGTTCGATCGCTTCTTTGTTATCGATTATTGCTTCGATATGCCAACCTTTTTTGTGGTCATCCCACTGATAGTTTATCACTTCACCTGCGTCAGTGATTTTATCTTCGTGGTCAGGTCCAACTTCTATTTTAAGATTTTCGATAGCTTCTTCACCGACTTCTTTTACTACGTCCCCGGGCCAGAAATATCCGTTCCAGACACCTTCACCCAATATACACCCTTCTATTTTCATGTTACCTGTTGGTAACATTTCCATGAGTTCTATTTCAACAGGTGTATCGCAGCTGAGTTCATGTTGTTGTAGTTCACTGTGTTGTTCCTGCTTTTTCATAACCCAAAGATTAGTATTTTCATCTTCTCTTTCTAGTACCCATGTGTCGGTCAGATTTTCTCCGTTGATACTAAATACTTTTTTGGTTTCCGTGTCTATTTCGACGTTGATTGTACCCTCATCAAGTCTTTCAACCCAACATGACGTATCCTTCGTTGGATTTCCAGGTGTACCTGGTTCAATATATTCAGGTCCATTAGAACCCTTTTTCTCAAAGTCGTTTGTGTATGGTTCGCGTATTGCGGTACCCATCTCATTTGATTCTAATGGATTGCTATCAAGTACTATTTGTTTACCGTTATAAAATAAGTCCCAATGTTCTTTAGACGGACCCCATTTAACAACAAATTGACCTTTCCACCAATGTTTCAATAGATAGAAATTATCGGTTTGTTCATGTCGGCCTTCACCAGGTCTTTCAAGTCTTCTCATTTGTCCTCCACATTCGGGACACTTTATATCTTTACAATGTTCTTCAGATTCTACAATATGTCCACATTCTAGACATTCACAAACATATTCATCTTGCATTTCACGCCAAGGTGGATCTTCGTCCATCTGTGAATAGTGCGTTTCTAAGTGGTCTCTTACATCTGCCAACTGACTATCAGATATATCTATACCACCTCGAGCGCCTTCAACAGCAGCTGCCGCAGCATACACACCTTGTTTGGATGTCCTAAGTTCCCCGTTTACTACTTTGTGGTGTGGTAGTTTATAAGAGGTGAAATTTTCTGGTTCGTTATCATTATACCATCCGAATCCGTATTTGTAATCATCCCAATCAATAGTTTCTTTATCACCGGATCCGTCGTTACTTGCCCATTGTCTTAAGTTATCAACTGCATTATCTCCATCCCACGATTCGTCGTCTAGCATATCTGGTGTATGGGTAGGAACTGCTTTATTTTTAAAAATTTTATCTTGTGTATTTTTCATTTTATTACCTTCATTATTTGAAGCCGGTTCAAATGTTCCGTTATGGTTTCTACACCAATTGTGTGCTTCATTCTCCGTGAATTTATCCGTCTTAAATCTAACAGCTTGGAGTTCAGCGGTATCACCATTTATACCGTATATTGCATCGGCTTTTTTACCACCAACTTCGATATCATTATTAACTCTTCTAAACTGATTATATTTATCAGGGTTTTGTAACCTACACGCATGTTCATTTTCATAAGGCATATCAATCACATCATCATCATCAATAATTCCGCCAAGGCAACAACCAGTACCATCATGCCGCCGTTTATCAATAACATTTTTATTATCAAGGATTTTTGCAATCCTTCATACATTTCAGGTTTAGTTGTCATGCTTTCTTTAGATTCATAGAAGTCTCTGGCAGGACAGTTAGCAATGTGTTCTCGTAATGAAGCAGATTCTCTTGCGGGATCATTGAAGTATCCTAAAATCTGGTTAACACGGTCATTTAAATCGCCTTGTTTTTCTTCAATATTCTCTACTTTAGTTTCAAGTTTACCTAAAGATACCTCCACTTTTGAGAGGGAACCATTACTTGTTTCTCTTTCATCAATCAATTTGTTTAGCTTTTCTAGCAGTTGTCTCATTTCCTTATCATTCATCATATCAGCCGTATTCTCGCCTCAGTAGATTGGCCCATTGTTCTCCTACGGTGTTCCAATTGCAGTTCATTTTTGCCCATTTACGCATTTTTCGACCATGAAGTTTACGCTTCTTTTCATCTTCGTAATAGATCTCTAATGCTCTAGCAATATCGTCTGTACTTGGGATTTTCTGTTTGCTATTCGTTCTTTGCATCCAAATATCAGCATGTGGTTTTACTTTTAGTCCTCTACCATCATCTACTAGCTCTGGAGGTGCACTAAATTTTGTAACTATGGACGGTGTTTTGCAGGCACCCGCTTCACAAATTGGAATTCCGAAACTATCTCCCATTGTTGTTGCTAAATGCACATCCATGTTTGCGTATAATGCAGCTAGTTGGTCAACTGGTAATTTGTTTTTATCTGGATTTCTAAATACAATTTGATCGTTAGTAACATCATAATCTGCTAATAAATTTTCTACGATAGTTGGCAGATGATGCCCGTCTTGTCTATATAATTGGCTATTAACATATATTTTAGCTTTTTCGTCTATTTTTTCCGCGAATTTACAAAATGCTTCTAAATTATTCGGTATCATTTCTCTCAATGTGTTTGTACCGATTATACCAACCAAGAAATCGGCACTATCGACGAATTTTTGGTAGTTATCGTCTAAACCTGACTTATCTGGAGTAAATATGTCTAGATCAACACCATGATATATTGGATCAAACATATTATCCGAATCATAATATTTTTCCATTTGGCTTTTACCCCAATTCGTCATAGGTACAAATCCTTTTGTGTTTTCAAATCCATCTATTGCCTGTAAGGATCTTGGTGGTGGTGTCTGGTCTATTATCGACCAATGAATCATATCACCTTTAACCTTCTCTAATTGATCCGGTATCATCCATTGATCCATATGTGTGACGGTAACATCATAATTAGTTGATCTGTTTATTAGACCTTTATCGAATATTCCACCGCTTCCGCCGTACATTTTTACGGTTTGCCCGTTTATTTCCTCTTCTGTATCTCCATGTAGTTGACCCGAAAAACAATCTACATCAACGTCAATATCTCTTTTTGTTAGCTCATTAATTACGCCTTTAGTCTGAGTTCCATAACCGGACGCAACGAAGGGCGCTACTGAATACCATAAAATTTTCATCCTATCACTTTTATATATTTTTTTGACTATTTAAATGTTTTGGACGATTTATCCATTTTTGAGCTGTTTCCACATCTGTAGACCTTTTTTACCAGTTGTATAGAGTAAACTTACATAGAAACCGTTCGTTAGGTATTCTGGTAGTTCGTATCCTAATGCAAACAGTGCTACTGTACTCATCACCAGGAACAATACCACGAAATCATCGGTAAACCACATTAAACCATGGTCATCTTTCTTTTTTATCTTCTTCATAATATCCACCTAAACCTTTATATATAATAAGTATGTTTTTTATACTATTTAATATTAATTGAATAACCCACACCCCATAAAGCACCAATACATTAATAATTGTATGTTATAGTTTCTACAAGATGGCCGTCCGCACTACTATGCTTTTTGATTATTATTTTGTTATCAGTATATGTGTAGTCACCGTAAAAACCGTACATATCTATTCTATCTCGCATACCATATATTATTATATCGAGACTTTTTCTAGTTATTTCACCTGTATCTTCATCTTTTACTTCAGTTAATAATATATTTACATCTTCAACATTGTTATTTATTTCTTTAACTGTCATCTACATCATCCTCCAATGTTTTTAAATAATGTCTTGCCAATCTTGCATGTCTATTTTCAATGTTATTTCTTTTCAATTTATCTACTATATTGATAAGGTCTCTTATTGAGTAATTGGACTCTATTAACCTTACGATAGATTTAGCTTCATATTTTAAAGTTTCATCATTTAATGTATTATCATTCCAATTTTTTAATATTATACCATATGATATTGCTAAGTCCTTCATATAATCAGTTATACCAAGATTTAGTACAACATCTAATACCATATTTGTTGTATTTTTTATCTGATTTTCTCTTTTTGAACCTATTACTACTGTTTTTCCGCATTTTATATCCTCTAATGTATTTATCATATATTTTGTTGCATCTCTAATCTTATTAGCATCGCCGTCATTCCAATATTTATTAAGTCCTTTTTGACTTTTCAGTAATTTTAACATAGCTTTCTTCCTTTCCTCAAAGTTCATATTTGTTCCTCCATCCACTCTATTTGTTTTAATATGTTACTGTTAACATATCTTTTTACTTCATCTAACATATTTTCATCCTTAAATTTTTCAATAATACTTTTAATTTTTGCCAATTCTAATCTACATACATTAGGTATCGGTGTATACATATCCCCAGTATATTCATACATCGCACCCAAACATTGACCACTACACATATAATTTATGGGACAATCTTCACAACCAGGATATGTTTTTTGGTCTAATGATTTTGTTCCTATCAATAATTCAGGCTTATCTACAACTAAATCATCAATCTTATCATCATAAACAAAATGGCCTAATTCAAATTCATCGTACGATAAACGGTGGCATATATTAAATGTCAAATCTGACAACCTGACGAATAAAGATGCTTGCATAGAACAACCCATACCTCTTCCTATAGTTGTGAATGGTGTTCTTAATATATTATAACCATCATCAAATATAAACTTTACCAGTTCGTCCTTACCTACTTTATTGATAGTCCAGTCAATCAACCATTTGATGTAGTCTTGAAACTCGTTTATTTGTCCTTTTGTCCATTCTCTATTTCTAACTTCAAGCAAATATATAGAATCGAAAGGTCTATCAGTCTTTTCTAACCAATCCTGAAACCATAACCAATTATCTTTCCAATTTTCTATTTCTTCACTATATATCATAGGGTGGAAATTTATTTTCCATTTTTTGCAAAACTTGAACAATTTTTGATAATCATCATCATCGAATTTTATTGGTGGTCTGTTCTCAGTACAATATTTCCCATCTATTGAAGCAGATAAATATATAGGAACACCTATATTCCTTGATTTTTCTATTAATTCATCTACTTTTTTTGTTATATTTTCACTTTTTATCCATGTAAAATTAGTTGGTATTACAATTTTGGGTGGAACGCTATCCTTATCTTTAAATTTATCTAATATCATATTTAATATTTTAAAATTGATATCATTAACAAATACTTCCCCGCCAAAATAGTCTATCGAAGGATTGTAATCATTTTCGATTAACCAATCTATTAACATTTCCGCATTGTCATATAAATCATCATCATCTACTTCATTATATAATTTATCCCTATGCCTATCAACATAACAATATTTACAATTTAAATTGCATTTATATGATGTTTGTATTTCAATTCTATTATGATTACCATTATCCTCATCAGATTCCCAATAATCCAAGTACATATTTTTGATAAAATTTTTCCCAAGTTCATTATTTTCTTCCTTAAAACTCATTATTATCACCAACTGTTTTTAATAATTCTTGAAATGCTCCATTTGCCCATAATCTTATCATACTTACTGGCATAAAATGAACCACACCTGTATTTAATAAATTCTCAGCTGGACAACTATGTGATGTGTGTAGAAATAAAGCCAATGTTTCTCTTAACTCAGGATTATCCATATAAATATCATCTGCTTGACCGCATTTGGCTAATTCTATTATTATTGCATTGGTGTGGTTTAATTTTAATTCCAAATAATCGTGATAACTTCTCATGACATATTCAAATCGTAATAAATCATCATCACCAACTATATACTTATCCTTTATCATATTTATAGTACCATCCTCAAATAATGATACATCCCAATTATCATATCTTTTCTGTTGTTTTATACTTTCTATATATTTATTTCTATCTTGATAAAATGTTCTATGACATATATGTATATTGCCATCGTCAAAACCAAAGTTAGAATCTCCGCCCGAGCACGTGAACATAGAAGGATTTCTATCTAGGTCATAAGAATAATTCATTACTCTTTTTAATCTATTAGTATATGCGGTATCATAATTATATTTTCTCATATTTTCAATATATTTAGCAAAAATTTTACCGTCATCACTTGTATATTTACCTGGTACTACTAATGTTGGTGCATATGAACCCTCAGCTATTTCAACATTATCATTTATATCTAATACATATTCTTTCATATCTTTATAAAATGAAAGAAATTTTTCAACCTCGTCTGGGTTGTTTGCCATATCTTCTATATTATCTATTGATATGGTGGGTTTCCACTTCAATGTAAATTTATCCATATTTTTTGCCAACTTTTTTAAATTGTCTTTAATCTTTTGGGTTGCACCATCCATCCTATTTATATCAGTATAATGTCCATCTGCACTAACTTGCCATTTCATATCAATATCATATTCGTTTAACTTATCCTTTAACCTTTTTATTGGTAAGGGATTTAAACATAATGATGTAGAAAATTCTATGGTTTTTATATTTGGGAAAACATTAACTAAATCATCTATTTGGTTTGTAACTATATCTAATATAAGTAATGGTTCTGTTCCCCAAAAGCCTACATGGTGTAAATTTTCAAATTTATCATCTAATTTATCAATCCATTCACCACTCCTAAGTTTATTAACTATATTTTCATGCATATTTTTAGTTTCGTCTGTTTTTGGGATGTAACAGTAATCACAATCTAATGGACACCATCCCGTACTAACAACTTCAACCGCAACTGCTCTTTCATTTAATTTCATAAATATCACAATAATAAACAATCAGTACCTAATACATCAGAATAATCAGTACCTTTAAAACCACTATCCTCAGTACTATTATAACTAGAATCTTCTCCGCTATTATAAGTACTGTCTTCTCCACTATAATAAGAACTTTCTGCATCGCCATCATGTGAACCGTTAACAGTAGTATTATTTGTAGAACAATATCCAGTATCATTACTACTATAGTCACCACTCACATTTGTTCCACAATAACCACTATCATTAGTGTCTTTATCAGATGAAAAATTGGTTAAATTCTCATTAACATTCTCACCAACATTCTCACCTGAATCATAGTCGCTATTGTCTGAAGAATAATTAGTGGCGTTTTCGTTAGAATTCTCGCCTGAATATTCGGTAGCATTTACATCATTATCATAAGTACTATCATGTTCATTACATTTATTATCATCCACTCTATCCACTTCATTCCTTATTTCTACTATATCTGTACTATCAATAGATGCTCCTACACTCACATCTTCGCTCCAAGTTATGCTCATTTATACCACTCCATCAAAACTAACACTATCATCATAACCACTATTCTCATCATTATACTGTGAAGTATATACTGTTTCATCATCACCAGTATCATTCTCACTATAATCAGAACTATCATCAGCACTTAATAATGACCCGTCATATGTATTATTAGCCCCGTCATCTTCACTAGTATTATAGTCTGTGTTATCTCCAGTCTGTACAGCATCATTATATGTAGAATCTTCACCACTATATACCGTTGTATCATGACCACTATCAACACTGTAATCATTATCACTATTATATGTGGCAAACATATTTGTGTCTATATATTCTGTACCGTCTCTCAAATCAGTCATTTGAGCACTCGTAATCGAGTCAGGTGTACCTTCTGTACCTTCAACTGAAAATTCAGACCAACCAAATGATATATCAGAACCATTCCAAGTATAATTATAAAGAGTAACATCATATCCGTTTCCAGAATTATCACTTACTGTACTACCGCTACCTTCTCTAAATCTCCATTGTCCTGTAATACCGCTTTTATAATGGCCTGACATAGCATCTTGAACTTCTGTCTGGTTTAATGCAACATTATCCCAAAAAGTAACACTAGCGATATCACCTTCAAAGTATATGTCGTTTTTACTACCATCAAAAGATGAGGCTTCACTACCATCACCTATAAACCCATAACGTGTAGTTCCACTTCCTATATTACCATCGCCGCTAACATCTAACTTTTCATCTTCCGCTCCATCAACATATATAGTTTTATATGTTCCATCATATACCCATGCTATATGATGCCATCTATTATCTCTTATATCTTGATTGCCCCACATATCATGAGTACCTGCACTTGTATGATGTGTTTGAAAACTAACTACATTTCCTTCACCGTTATTACCACCGACTGCAATACCTGCCGCACATGTAAAATATTCACTCCTGTCAAAATCTAATATAGACCAATCGCCACCATCACTAGGGACTCTAACCCAAGCGGTAACAGTCATAGAAGATATTACACCAGAAGTTGAATAATTAAGTCCAGATATGGCTCCGTAAGTTGAAGTTCCGTTGAATGTTACATACTGATACCAAGAATCCAATACATCCTCAACATGTTGTATGTTATTGTATACTTCGTTCATATCCTCATCGTCTATAGAGGCACCACTACTTACATCTTCACTCCAACTAAAACTCATCAGCAACCCTCGTGTTTTGGAACCATATATGTACCATCTTCTTTTACATTTGTAACTATCAAACTTATACTATCTCCAACTTCGAAAGGTTCATCACATATTGCACATTTTTTCTCTTCAAACGATATATCAGCATAATGAACCGTACCATAAATATTATCAGCATATACATTTGCAAATCTTGTTCCATCCGCTCCTATATCATACGAACTGTCTGAACCTGCATTTATATTCCCAGACATAGTTAAATTACCATTCATAGTGTCTCCACTATTTAAAATAAAATCATCATCAACTTGTAAATTCTCACTACCATCATCTGATAGATGCGAACCTGCAAAATCTGAAACATCAATATCTAAAGTTGTACTACTACCCAAACTTGCACTTCCACCATTTTTTAAGCCATCGCCAGCAGTAACGGTAACACTATCATTTTGTAATCTACCTTGTGGGATATATTGATTAGATGTATCCCATATAATAGTACCGGCATCTTCTAAATCATTTGAATTTAAATCAACATTAACATTAGCTGGACTAACATCATCCATATTTACATCTGTAGTGGACATACTTACATCTGACCAAGTGATGTCCGCTAAATGTACTCCATCTAACAAATCGGCGTTCAATCCACTTCCAGCACCTTCATCTACATTTAATGTTATAGAACCACCGAGTGATACACTTCCACCACCTGTAAGCTGTGTGCCACTATTTATAGTCAAACTATCGTTCTGTAACCTACCTTGTGGTATATACTGGTTTGATGTATCCCAAATGGTAACTGTATCATCTTCTAAATCATTGGAGTTTAAATCTATATTATCGCCGAATAATATGTCATCTCCGCCGCCATCTATAGATGCTACATCATTAATATTATTGTTGTTTAATTCTGTATCAGTATAATGATTTATAGTAACACCGACAGTGAATATTTTTCCGCCTGTTCTACCTACATTAAATTCACCACCGCTATCCATATCAAATCCAATATCACCGTCTTCATTATTGAGGTCTCCTATATCACCCATATCAATACTTACATTATCACTTGACACTTGTAAAGATGTTGGGCTATATATATTATCGTCAAATTGAACGGAATCTCCACCGCCGTCTATAGAGGCTACATCATCTAAATTGCCATCTAATAAATCTATATCACCGTGTGCGAATAAATCACCATAAATCCTTGTGGTTGTTAACTCGGCCATTATATCGTCTCCTTAAATTGTCCTTTTGTATATACAGTTCCTTTACTATCCATACTAACTCTTTCCTTCTCATTTGGATTTGTCATATTATATAATGTTTTTATCTCATCATCAGACAATGCTCTACTATATAGCCTAACATCATCTACTTTGCCTGTATAAGGTTCTCTGTACGACCTAGATGCAGCTATTGTAAATTCAGCACCAGAATTATCAAATGTATTTGAACCAGACCAAGTAGTTGTGTCATTACCTATAAGGTTTCCATTATGATATCTTTTTACACTACCATCAACTAAGTTAACTGATAACGCAATATGATGCCAAGTATTTAATGAAAGTGTAATATCAGTATATGTAGCCGTCGTATCATTCGAGTTTGTATCTAAATATACTTGTAGTGAATAATCATCGTAATCAACTCCTAACTCTAAATTATCATTATAAGAACTCGACGAATGTCCTATAAAACAATTTTGAACAGCATGATTTGTTGATGCACTTTGTACGGCTGTTGGATATAACCAACACATAATACTCATAGTATCATCACTATCAGATAATGCGCCTGAATATGTATCCTGTGGCATCTGTATATATTGATTATTACCATCAAACTCATAACATTGATTCATAACACCATCCGTTAGTGTAGGAGAATTCATTAATGAACCGTCATAACTATTCTTACTATAATCATTTGCATTTCCATTTAATGGCCAATATCCAATCAAATCATCGCCTAATGAACCTATCTCATTTAAACTTTTAATATAATAGTTACCTGTTTTTTTAAGATGTGTATCTAACTGTTCTGAATTATCTTTATATTTAGTGAGATGTAAATTCTTAAATCCTATGGTTTGAGATGAATCATCAGAGCCATTTTTATATATTTCTAATCTATCCATATTTGACCAGTCAGTAGAACTGGGACTTTCCCATGAATGGACAGTAGGTAATATTACATAATTCCACCCAACACTCCAATTACCATCAGGATATATTATAACATCTGAATCAGTATAATAAAAAGTTAAGCCTTCGTCATTATTTATCCTTGTAAATTCAACCCTATCTGGAATTATATCAGTAGTTGTAAGATAAACTAATCCTTCTAACGCTATGTTTCCTAGCGTATCGTCATCTTCAACCCAATCTAAATAATTTAATGTTTCTGGCGGGCTAGCACCTCTTAACCTTGAAACACATTCATAATATTCCTCATCAATTAGTAATTTATCTTGTGATTCTGTAAACATTTGTGAATTTAAGTTACCAACATTATCTATGCTTGCCCTTTGTTCATATAATTCTTGTACTTCAGATTGCGATAAAGCAGTTGCATAAATTCTTATATCGTCTAAATTACCAAAATACTGACCTCCTCTTTCAGCATCTCCGATCCATAAATCATGACTTGAAGAACCAATAGTACCAGACCAGCTGTTATCTGAAATCTCTAAATTACCGTTTGTATAGACTTTCATACCTTCACCATTTTTATAAGTATGAACTACATGATACCAAGTTCCATCTTCTCTAATAGACGCATCTTGACCGCCTAAACTACCACCTGCTAAACCTGAATAAAGATTATCACTCCAACCTTGGCCTATTGCATATCCGTTGCTAACAGCCCATCCAGTTTCGGAAGTTTTTGTAATTGTAGGATGATCTTGGTCACCAGCATCTTTAAATTTTTGCCAGTAGGACACAGATATTTCATCACCAGTTATATCTATAGTATCAGAATGGGGAACAGTAACCATCATATCATCCCCGTCAAAATATAAACATCCATTACCCAATGCACTATCTTCATCCCATATCGGCTCATTACCACTAAATGTACCGTCATTACCATAACCAGACGAATCTTTATATCTAACAGGAGTTAATGAACAATCATCAATATACAAACCAGCATTACCAGTGTGACCTGTTTCTGGGTCTATACAACTATTATTACCGTCACCACCATCTATCTGAAATCTAACTGTTTCCGTACCATCTGGTAAATCCCATGAAAGATTAAACCTACTCCAACCACTACCTTTTTGTAGTTCACCACCCCACAATCCTTTCTTTTCACCTATTTGGTTCATATTAGAATCATAGGCATAAAGATGCAATCTACCATCATCTTCATATACATATTGGTTACCTGAACTACAATCAGTATAACCACCACCTGATGGAATATAAATCCATGCAGATGCGTTTATTTCATCAACACTACCTACTCTTACATCTTGATATACATATGCATTAGGCCAAACACCAGCAGATGAACTACTTGAATCACACACTGCCGTTCCATCCCAATTGTTACCAAATGATTTGCTTCCATCGCTATCAGGTGCAGATCTTAAATCATTAACTTTCCAACAATCTTTTGGATAATTCCAATGTTCTGGATCACCCACACATAAATCGTTACCTTCAAATCCTGCATTTTTTAATAAATTTAAATTATCAAACTTCCAATGTGCTACTTTGGCTCTGCTTAATTCTTTTACTTCTTTAATGCTTAGTTTATGGTCAAAGAATTTAACATCATCAATCATACCAACAAATTCGTTACCAGATATATCACCATCACCTTCTGTATTTCCACCTATAACCCAAGGCCGTGCAGTTTCATCATACGGTTCACTACCACTTCTACAATGTTCGCCGTTAAGATACCAATCATAGTTTACACCATCATCTGTAGTTATAGCTAAATGATACCATTGATTAAGTTCAATGTCATCATATGCACTATCTACATAATCAAGATGATTGGGGTCACTATCTTGGTCTATGTTTGCACATAAGTATTCGGAACAATCTCTGCTCAATATCCTGTTACCTGTTGATCCGCTACTTGTTGTACTTTTAAACCACAAAGACCAGCTATGCTGATAATCATATTTTTGAGCATCTGCGTGTTGTAAGAGTTCCACACCTGTACTTGAGTTATCCGCACTATTATCATAACAAGTACCTATTATTCCATCAGACCAACTAGGGGAACCGTGAACTATTCCATCATATCCATTTCCAGATGAATCGGTTCCATCTCCGTCTAACTTCCACCACGCAACTAAACTCATATATACCTTATCCTATATAATTAAAATCTAAACTATCACTTGAACTATTATAAACTACCTCAAAATTGGTATAATTAGTAGCATTTGAACCCATATCAACATCATCGTCAAAGTCTACACCATTACCCCCGCCATCTATAGATGCTACATCGTTGATGTTATTATTGTTCAGGTCTATATCTGTACTTTGCATAGTTAATGTGGCATTCTCTAATGTTACCCGTTCATCATTGTTTTCCCAAAATTCTAATCTACCATCAGTATCACTATGAATACCTGTATCTGTATCGCCTATTGCTAGGGCAATAGAGGGATTTCCACCATATCCATGATTATCTACATAAATCCTACTATCAGTAATAATCTGGTCGTTGAATTGTACAGCATTCCCACCGCCATCTATTGAGGCCACATCATCTATGTTGTTGTTGTTCATATCAAGGTCGACATTTGCAGGTGATATATCATCCATATTTACATCGGATGTTGATATATTTAAATCACCCCAACTCATATTTCCAGGAAGAACATCAAAGTCTACTTCATTATTGGAATCGTCATATGTAACGTTTATAAAGTCTTGTACGCCTGTTAGTACATCCCAAGAATAGTCTTGTACAGTTTCTTTGGACAATTGAGTATTTGGCGGTTGGTTGTGATGGTCATCGTACAATTGATGTGTTGAACCGTCATCCATAAAGTAGAATCCGTCACTATTATCGTAACCTAATTGATAATCAGAGGTTAAAGTACTGCTTTCTATATTATTAAATTGTATATAATCTACACCATATGTTTCTATTACATTAGCAGCATCACTATCAGTATAGTAATTATGTGAAGCGGTTGAACCATGGTCACCATCATTGTTTATTGCAGATATGGCCTCACTGTCATCATACCTAGTATGATGATCATCTGTACCTATGCCGTTGAGGTCGGCGTGGTCAGCAACAGCCATTTTTTGCCAACTACTACCAGTATCTAACCACAATACGTGTTGGTCGTCAGACCAATAAGTACGTCCGTCTATAGACGCTACTGGTTTATTCCCATCAGTACCATAAAGTTGGGGATATGCCCCCGGATATAACTTTTGGTCTATTTCATCATCGCCGTTTTCGGCATGCGTATTACCATGCTTATCATGATGTCCTGTATCGGATGTTCCCACTACTTTTCACCTATTCTTCTATATTAGCATTTATGTCTTTTGGTTCTAAATCTACATCAGCTTCTTCGGCTTGTTCAGCTTCCTTCGCATCTTTCTCTCTCCTATATTGGATGTATTCGAGTTTTCCGTTTATGTTTATGAGACGATCTCTAACATCTTGCATCTGATCTCTTTTATCATTTATTTCCTGTTGTAGTTGCTGCAATTGATCTTGAAGCTGTTCTCTTCTCTCATTTAATTTTCGCTCGTCTTCAGAGTATGTATCCATACTATCACGTATTTATATACACCATCCCACTATTTAAAGGTTTTGGAATAGTGTTATGCCGCCTCTACCTTATACTGTGTTCCAGCTACATCTATCAAGAGCCAAGTTTGGCTGTTATCACTATCTTGCCAAACTGCTACTGTATCACTTGCTATGTCGGGTTCTGTGGATTGGCTGAAGTAAGGCATCTTTAATGTTCCACTTGAGAAATCAATTGATCCATCAGCCGTTATATCAGTACAATTCGTTATATCGTAGTTACCCATATTTAAGTTTCCACTCATCGAACGGGATCCATCGACTAACAAGTATTGTGTGTGGTCATCACCACCTAATCCGCTTAAGTTCCCATGATCAATGTTACCTTCAGACACTGATAGATCTATAGTGTTTGTTCCGGCATCCGCATTAACTATACCATCATCCGTTATTTGAATGTAGTTATCGCCAGCCGGTGCTACACTTGTACCTGCATTATCTTCAAGCCCCACAAATGCGTCGTGATGATCATTCTCGCTTACACCGGATATGTTATCGTGTGATATCGAGCCTTCATCAACATTTAAGGTGATGCTGTTACCTAAACTTACTGATCCACCACCTGTCAAAAGAGTACCTGAATTTACAGTCACACTGCTGTTTGCGAGTCCCGCATTCGGAATGTTAGGGGCATCTCCGTCGTGGTCGTGTGCGCTGACATCGATACCATCAACGTTACCCACATTAGTTATATTGTTTGTACCCATGTCGAGACTACCGTTCATAGAACGTGTACCGTTTGTTAGTAAGTATTGTGTATGGTCATCGTCTCCTAAACCTGTCAAACTGCCATGATCACTCGTACTAGAAAGTGTTACCCAAGATGAACCATTCCATACATATTGGATATTTTCATCTTCTACCCACGTTGCAAATCCTTCGTTTGGTGTAATGAATTCCCAACTACTTCCATTATATTCTGCTATGTCATCGTCATGTCCTGACCAATCTCCAGAACCACCCGCAGCGACTATATATCGGTCACCATCACTCGGTGTCAAAGTTGATGGGTCTGAAACATCCTTATCTATAACAGAATCCTGCCAATCTATCCCTTGTACTTTACTATCAACATAGTCTTCGGTGGCTATAGTACCGCTAAGACCATCTAGGTACTCGAATTCCGTGTTGTTAACTGTACCATCGGCGATCTGTGTTGCGTCTAAACCTGTCAGTTCGTCTACGTTCCCTTTAAGATGTTCGTTGGAATGTAATTTAGTATGTCCATCTGCCATATATATCACCTAATATTTTAATCTTAATATCTACCATAATACTCACCTTATTTTACAATCTCCTTAAAAATCTTTTTATATTCCTTTTCCCTACCTTTTATACTTTGATGACATTTCTTACATAACGTGATAAGATTATTTATATCTGTAACCAATTTTTTATTATCTATATCCCATAGTTTTCTCATTGGTATAATATGATGAACTTCTAATTTCATATTATTATCACACAATTGACATTTATAATTATCTCTTTTTAGTACTTTTTTTCTAACTTTTTGATACTTATTACTTGATAAAGTTCTTTCTCTCCAAATCTCATAATTATTACTATCAGGTTTCCAATGAGGATTATCTTTACCTGATTTACCATACCACGGAGCATTTTCACCTGATAATGCTTTGGAAATTTTCTGCTTAGTTTCCTCACTACATGTTTTTCCTTTCATAGATTCTGATATCTTATTCTTATGTTTTTTAGATAAATTCTTGCCGTAGAAATGATGGTTTACACCCTTATGTGATTCTGACATTTTCTTTTTAGTTTCTTCGGAATGACTTTTATTATACCAAGGAGCATCTTTACCTAACTTTCCGTACATAGGATTTTTTTCTCCCTTCATAGACTCTGATATTTTTTGTTTAACTTCCTGAGGAAGTTTTTTCCCATACTGGTGATGGTTTACACCCTTATGTGATTCTGACATTTTCTTTTTAGTTTCTTCACTATGTGTTTTACCATACATAGGAGCATTTTCACCTTTGAGTGCTTCCGATAAACTTCTTCTTTTAATATCATATTTGTCCATATAATACATTATTGTTTGTTGTGAAACATTAAATTTATTACCTATTTCTGACATACTCATTTCCTTATCATAATATAACTTCTGCAATACTTTTTTATTTTTATATTGTTCTACCATTATTTTACCTCTATTATCGTTACGCAATCTCTACTTTTCTTTGATCTCCTCCGTGGTTAATGATAAGCCACATTTGGTCGTCATCATTATCATACCAAACTCCCCAAGCTCCAGAGGACAAGCTTGGTTCGCTATTCTGCTCAATAATATTTGGAAATGCTTCTCCTGCAGACCAATCCAACGTTGTGTTTGCTGTGATCGAATCTGCACTCATCGAATTATTAACTGTTATTGTGTTAGTTGTTAAAGCCCCAACACTATTTATATTGTTTCCGTCCATATTTAAGTTTCCACTCATAGTCCTGGTACCATCAACCAGCAAATATTGGGTATGATCATCATCATCAAGCCCCGTAAGGTTTCCATGATCCGATACAGCTTCTATATCTGCCCAAGTTGCTGTTGATCCATCCGTCTTCAAATATTGTCCGGATGTTCCTGATGCTCCTGCTAAATCTGCAGCATCCAACTCATCGGTTCCACCATCATAATGTGTGCTAGCATGTGTTTTAGGCGTTTGTGGGTCGGCTAATTCTCCTGATAACCCACCCACATTCAATTCGTCTGCACCACCATCTTCATGTCTCGTGCTATGGTCAGATACATCTACACCATCTACATTGCCTACATTAGTGATGTTGTTTGTACCCATATCTAAATTTCCACTCATAGCTCTACTACCGTCATGTAACAGGTATTGTAGGTGGTCATCGTCGCCCAATCCACTTAGATTACCGTGGTCTGTAACGGTAGCACCACCAACACCACCGTTCATCCATGGTATCAGTACATCATCAAAGTTAGTTCCGTCTTCTTCAATTATGATTTTAGCGATGAATGTACAGAAGGTACCCAATAAATCGGGCGCATCTGGTATAGTTGCATTCAAAGCATCTGCATATTTATTATAAGAATTTTGTCCATATTGTACATGTAATTTCCCGTCGTGTCCCATATAAACCCAAAATACACCGTAGTCGTTATTTTCGATATTTGCTAGGGTTCCAGTACCATCGTCGTACTGCTGGTTGGATACTTGCGTATTACCAGTAGTCGTCGTCCAACCACCACTACCATCTCTATACCAATATGTGAATGTGTCTGTTCCTGATGTATCTTTAGCGCTTATGTCTATCCTTGTATATCCATAAAATAATAACCCAGCCGTTATTTGTAAATACCTGTTTCCAGTTTCACTCAATGTTAATCCAGTTACTCTTTTTACTTCGTCTTTATAATATGTTGAATATAGACCTTTAGTTGTTATTCCAGCCACTTGTTGTGAAGTATTTATTATGGTTATGTCCGTACCGTTCCTATATACCTTACCGATATATAATTCGTCTTGGAAATTTATACTATCTCTAGATGTAGTTGACGAGATTGTTGGACTACCACCGTTATAATCCAAATAATAATATGTACTATCATCGTCTGTTGGTGTTAAATTTGTTGCACTACTAAAATCTATTTCTAATACTTCAGCAGTCCAACTACTACTTGTTTTAATTTGGGCACTACCACCAGATATATCGATAGTTCCGTCACCATTATCAGTTATCGCCCCGCCTTCATATATGCCGGTTGCAGCGGTATGGTCTAATTTTTGCTGTAAGTTAGTATATGATGCATTAGCAGCATTATTGAGCTTTATATCTGATGCATTAAAGAATTGAGTTTTATTGAAGAATATGATACCATCACTTGCATCACTTCTTATTACTACCCCTACTTTTATCCTGTTATCCAATCCGACCGGTTCTGTATCTGTAACACCGCCAGCAGTATCTGGGCTTAACCACAATTCGTCGCCTAATGTGTAGGATGAAGTATCTAATCCTCTAATTCTACCGTACGTTGTTACATATCCAATTGAGCCGTCGGATATATCGTGTGTTGCCATACCTATGGTTCTATGGGCTTTATTTTTATCATTTGCTTGTGCTAACCCGATAGTAGGATTATCAGAAGAACCATCATTAATATATACTACATCGCCATTATTAATAGTGCTTCCAGTATTATTTTGGACTCTTACATACATTTCTTGACCGACTTGTAATGAAACATCAGTTATTTCAGTATCCGCTTGTAGAGTTTTATCAGTATTATTCCACCTTACTCTACCCTCTTGATGTGATGTTGTTGAAGGAGTTGTATCGAAATCTATTACGCCTACATTATCGAGGTCTTGATAATTGATGTCGAGTTGGGAGGAAGGTGCTGCTAACTCATTCAAGTCCATTGTAGATGCAACAGGACTATGATCTCTAGAATCATGATCAGTCGGTGTGAACGCTGTGTGGTGGTTATCAGGACTTAGTCCTGCCAAATCGCTATGATCTAATTGGGCCGTAACATATTGCGATCCGTTTGC